ATCGTTATCCAATTACATTTGCGAGAGAAGCGAAACGGTATGTCGATAGCCGTGATGAACCTCTCTTGTGGAACATCGTAGACTGTAGAAATACAGTGCATTTAAAACTACTAAAGTTTTTAGGTTTCAAGTTTTTACGTAAGTTTAAACATGGACCAAATAATTTACATTTTATAGAATTTTGCCGTGTGTGCTCCAGATCCTAATGCTGGTAGACGTGAAGCTGCTCGCCAGAGAAATAACGAGCGGATAAACAAATACTATGCAGACTCCATTAAACAATGGAATAGAGAAACAGACTATAAACAAAACGTCACAACAATCAAAGGTATAGGTGCGTCACGTACCCGTAGTGATTTTGATGTATTTGCCTTACAGCAGCAAGGCTCAGGTTTACTAGCTAAACAAGAAGCTGCTAAAAAATACTTTGTAAGTAAAAGTGTAGATGAAGGTGGTAGATCTAATAGGTTTGGTAAAAACAAAATGGCAGACTATCTAAATAAGATAGCTGCTGTAGATCGTCAGGAATTTGCACTTGCTACTGTAGGAGAAGCTACTGCTGAAACAGGTAGAGAAAGAAGACAACAAGCTATGATAGACAAACAGAATCAAGCTCTTGGCTCAGATCCACAATTTGGTATGCCTACTATGGACCCCGGTAGAGATCAAGCTGGTCAGTTAATGAATAGCATTAGCTTTGGTCTAAATGTAGCTACAGGTATTGCTGGTTTAGCTGCAAGTGATGCTAGAATTAAAGATAACATAGACTATATAGGTACATCGCCTAAAGGCTATGGAATTTACGAATGGAACTATAAAGGAGAATCTCCTGATAACAGATACAGAGGAGTTATTGCTCAAGAAGTTGTTAAACATGATCCAATGGCTGTTGGTATTTTAGACAACGGACTACTAGGTGTTTACTATGATAAAATTGATGTTGAATTGGAGGCTGTTTAATGGCTACATTACCTAATAATCCACTCTTTAATATTTCAGATACTAATTATCTTGGTATAGGCTTTGGTGCTTCTGACTCAATGGCTAAAGGCATTAACACATTAACAGCTGATAATGCTCGAATGTTTCAGATGTATGGTGAACAAGCTATTGCTATGGCTAATCAACGATCCTCTAACTTTCAAAAGTTTGGTCAGTTATTTAAACAAGCTGCTGAAGCTAAAAATGCGATAGATAAGTGGAATGATGCTAGAGATTTAGATAACGAATATAAACCAGAAAAAGAAAAAGAAGAAGACAAAGAAACACCAGAGGGTGGTACACCCGAAGGCGGACCGTCAGGTGGTGAAGCAGAAGAACCTAAAGAGGAAAAAACTAAAAAGGTTAAAGCAGAAGATAAAAAGCAGAGTATAGATATTAAAAAAGATGAAGCTCAGTTAACTTATAAGGCATTAAAGACAGCAGGGGAGTCTAATACAGTAGAAGCTACAACTGAAGCTATTAATACAGTTAACGTGACTAAAGCTCCTAATCTTAAAGAACAGACTCAACTAAGCAAACAATCTATTATAAATCAATTTAAAGGATATAGTCCTTATAGATATACTGAAAAATTCCCAGCTAATCTATATGGTGGACAGCCCGGGGATCAGCCTATGAGTATTGAGATGCTTATAAATAGTGATAGAATAGCTGAAGCAACTGAATTAAGAAAAAATCTAGCTAAGTCATTTATGTTGACAGCTGGTGTGTATGATAGAAACTCACCAAACTTTATTGGATTTAGAAGACGTGTCAACATGCTGAAAGAAATTAAACAGTATGATGATAGAGTTTATAATACATACTTAACTAAAAAACTAGACGAAGTTACAAAAGATAATGATTATAAAAGACGTAGTTCTTTAGTTGCAGGGTTAGTAGATAAGGACATACCAGCAGCAGAAACTATTTCTGACTACATACTTACATATGAAGGTGAAACTGGTATAAAAGATAACCCACGTGTATTCCGTAAACTATACACTGATCTAGAATATCTTGTAGAAAAAAATATGCTTAAAGCTCCACAGATAGAAGCTATAATAAAATCAGTAATGACTCATAGATCTACTGGTAAAGAGATACCTTTATCTGAACTTAATGCAAACAGTAAAGCGTTTGTTGCACAACTCCGTGGACTTAAATTAAAAGCTGGTAGACAAGATATACTTAATAGAGAAGCTGAAAAGTCGAATGAAATAGCTATAGATATTGAAGCAGAGATAGAAAAGTTAGATCAGGTTACTAACAATCCAGATGCTATGCCATCTAAGGCTGATAGAAACAAAGCATTACTTGCAATCAGTGCTAAACATAATATACCTATAGGAGATAAACGTTTAGATCTATTACGTAAACATTTAGTATGGGAAGAAAAAGACGATCAGGAGACTTATGTTAAGTTTATGGAAGATCTACAAAAGAATCCTCTTGATGTTTTAAATAACTTATCAATAAGATTAGGAGAGTTTAATACTGGGTCTATACGTAAGCAAGCTCTTGATGAAGCTAACAAAGTCAACGGGTTACAAATTCACAAAGATACTGTAAGAGATTACGAAGGATTAGTTGATGCTGACATCAGAAGTTTATTTGGAGATGCGGGTAAAACTAAAACACTTCACGTTGATGATTTAAAAGATGTACAGTTAAGTGCTAAACAGTATTTTCGTAATGAATTTCTTAAAGCATTACCCGCAGCAAGTAGTGCAGAAGATGCAGCTGCTATCGCATTAGCAAAAGTTAAAGCTATAAGTAATCAAAAAGTCAACGGATTACGTGTTGATTATAAAGATACTATCTTTTATAAACGGTCTCAACCAAGATCTACTAAAACACAGCTAGATAGAGACTTGTTAAATACTTTACGTGCTGTAAATAAGAATCCTGTACAGATGTTAAACAGCGAGAAGTTTTGGGACGGAGAAGATATAGGAGCAGCGAAACAGGCTCTAGACTATATCAATAATGTGCCCGGGGCGACATTCCCTGTTTACTATGCTAAGATAGCAAGAGATCTACCGGGGTATAGTAGTCATGAACTGATGCTGATGCGTCTAGATAAGCTTGGTATGCTACCTAAAGATGTTAAAGTTTTTAGCCCAGAAAAAGATAATATAGATAGCAGTGTTACACTTGAAAAGTTTTTATATAAACCTACAAACGGTAAAACTAAACGAGGATTATTTGAACTAGGTGGTAATACTGATTGGTATTATGAATCTAACCACAGCAGATATGCCTATCTTAGATCTGACTTACCAAACGAAAGATATAATAGTATTGATGCTGGTAGAAACAAAACATCTATAAATAACTTACAAGAACTTACATTTCCACAAGTAATTGCAGCTTGGGATAATGGACACGGACACAAATCAGGTTTGGGAGCTTTTGGTTTTACTAAATCACAGCTGCTTTCTCTTGTTCCTGACGAAGGAGAAGAGTTTGGAGATCTTGATTTTCAGAATGGTAAGTTTGATGCAGAGTTTCAAAAGAAAGCATTTGATGCCTTACAAGATAGGCAGTTATATAATGACAAAATGTTTTGGGGATTAGATCCTAGCTTTAACTCTCAATTTAATGTAAGTGAAGATTTTGCAGAATCTATAGGATTAGATGTTAATTATTTTAAAGGTGTAAATCAACCTAAATATATAAACTTCACGTTATTTGAAGAACTTATGAACGAGGAATTATGAACGAAGAAGAACAGTATAATGTAGAGACGTCATATACGTCGCCTGCCTTAAACGCCGCTGAATCGTTAGATCAACAAATAGATCAGGCTGAACAAGCTAGACAAGTAGAACAAAATATTAGTGAAGAAGATCAGCAAACACAAGCTGAATTAGACGATCCTAGAAACGCAGAAAGATGGGGTCTGAAAGCTGTTGCTAAAGAACTACAGTCAGTTGTTACAGGTGGAATACAAGATACTCTCTCCTCCGTTGCTACATTTCCTGAGCGTACCATCGACGCTATAAATGGTAATATGGTTAAGGAGAAAAGAGAGCAGGGATTCTATAAACCTGACTGGTCTCCTTTTAACTCTTACGATAACCCAATCATTACAAGAACATGGTGGGGTAAACTAGCTCGAGGTACGGTACATTTTGGTACACTAGCTGCTGGTACAGTATTAGCTGCAAAAGGTGCAGTCGCTGCTGGCATACCTATAGCTGGTGTAGCTGCTACTAAATTATTAGGTGCTCCCAGTCTTGTACGTGCAGCTGGAATAGGTGCTATATCTGACCTTGTATCTAAAGAATCTGACGGAGAAAATGCTTTAGGTTCACTTAGAGATCACTATGGATTTATAGATACACCACTGAGTACAAAAGAAGCTGACCATCCTATTATGATGAAATTTAAAAACATCGTAGAAGGTATGGGAATAGGTCTTTTATTTGATGGTGTTGCTATGGCTATAGGTAGAGGAGCTAGACCTGTCGTAGAAATGGTACAGAAACGTAATAAAAGTATCATAAGCGGAACAACAGAAAAAGGTTTAGATGAACTACGAGCATACGAAGAAGGTTTTAGAGCAAGTAAAAATAGACCTTTAGCAGACTCACATCAAGGTGCACATTTATCAGTAGACGACCCTTATGATGTATTTACAAATCAGAAAAGAATACGTAATGAGTTTGATGCAGCAGAAGGATCAGCCGGTAACTTGATAAGACCGATGCAACGAGAGCGTGGTGCTATGTATACTGACTACACTGAAGAAGTTGTAGAGGATATTTTATCTAAACTGTACAGTAAAAATAAATTTAGAAAGATTCTTGATGATATAAACAAAAAGAAAATATCATTACTAGATGCTTTTGGAGATTCTATAGCTGCACATCAACGTATATCACTAGGTAGAGATGCAGCTGAGATGTCAACAGCAGATTATGTACAAGAATTATTCCAATCTAGAGATACTTATGATCTTACTGACATAGATGGTAACTTAGTTGATACAATCGAGACACTTACAAGTAAAAATGTTGTTGTAGCTGATATGCTAATTAGTACTTTGTTACAACAAGTGCGTGATTTAAGCACTGGTGTTAGAGAAATATTTGACTTTGTAGATGTAAGAGACGTAGATGGACCACTAGAACAGGTAAGGGATACAATGTTTTTCTTACTTACTGAAGTTAAAAAAGCTAGAATTATCAAATCACAAAACTTTGCAGAATTAGGTGCGGGTCAAAAAAGAGGATATCTTAGACAAACACTTAATAAAGAAATGGTAGACACTCGTGAGTCAATACAGGCTATACTAGATATTGCTGACGATGATCCAGATATGTTAATGGCTTTATTTGAAGCATTTTCTTCTATGCAGACTGTTAATAGTATAGACGACTTTAACGCTTGGGCAAGAAAGATGATAAAAGGTGGTCAGATTGAAGGTAAACAACAGAAAGGTGCTCTTATCAGAGAACTCGAAGGTGTGTTTTCACACAGTGTACTAAGTGGACCTAAGACACCAGCTCGTGCTATAATAGGTACATCAGCTTTTACGTTTACTAGACCTATGGCAGCAACTTTAGGTGCAGTATTTAGATACCCATTTACTGGTGATAGTCGTACAATACGTGTAGGTTTAGCTAGCATGAACGCTATGATAGAAGCTATACCAGAATCTTTTGAGTTATTTAAAACTAGACTTGGTAGTTACTGGAGTGGTGAAATAGCAAGTGTTAAAACACGTTTTTCTGACTATACACAAGGAGACGATAACTGGGAAATACTTAGAAGATTTGCAGAAGATAGTCCTGATGCAACTTTTGGAGACAAAGCTGCATTTTTTATAGCTAACATAGCAAGATCTATGAATGATAATAGATTCTTGACCTACTCTACTAAACTTATGGCAGCGACTGACGACGCTTTTGCGTTTATTATAGGTCGTGCTAAGATGAAAGAAAAAGCATTACTAGGTGCTTTGGATGCTAAGGCAGCTGGTGCATTATCAGATAATGTTGAAATTACACCAGAACTTATCAGAAATTACGAGAACAAGTTTTATCGTGATGTATTTGATGCTAACGGTAATGTAACAGAAGAAGCTGCAAACTTTGCACGTAAAGAAGTTACACTTACACAAGACTTAACTGGATTTGCAGCAGGCTT